GTATCTTCGTATGTGAAGAAGTATGTGTAGCCCGCACGTGGAATTCCGAAACGCTTCGCGAGGATGTCGTTTCGAGTCGACGGGGCCTTCTCAGCTCGCTCCACCGCTTTGTGGTACGTGGAATATGAGACAGTCTTGCCAAGATTGGGCTGAGCCTTAAGCCACATGTCAGGATTCTTGACTTCTTCAAGACTGTCAAGCTTGTAATGCCAGATAGAAACATCCGGAGCAACATACTCACCTCTCAAAATATCCTGAAGGGTCATCTTGATGGTGTCGCCGGCCCCGTTTCGAACCGTTCCTTCTGAACTAACAGCCACGATTAACCAATCGTCAACCTTGGATGCACCCTGCTCGATAGCCTCGATAACATCCTCTCGAATGTCGCCAGAAAGCCACTCGTCTACGGTGTTGTACTTGGAGCGAAGTCCTTGAAGCTTGTCGATGCTCATTGGTCGCACTTCTAAGAGCGAACCCGTGAGGAAGTTCTCAACGCCCTTCTTCGTAGGAACGAGCTTCTGTCGAAGCGCTCGATTTCCCGTAGTGTTCTGAAGAGAGCCTTCAGTCAAGAACTTGAAGAGTGGCCCGCGTGCGCGCGTGATGGACGTGCGAATCGGACCGATAATCTCTTCTGCCTGCTTCATTGTTGGGGCAGTTGTGATCTGATGGGTTGTATGAGTGTCGATGTTCAACCCATAGCTCTGAATGCAAGACTCATACAAGGACTTTGCAGCTCCACGAGCCACGATTAGGTACTGCTTGTTAACTAGCCGGCGCTTCATTCGTTTAGTGATCCAACGAGTTCCCCGCCCATCAGGATTTGGAACGTTGTCGTCGATCTCTTCGAAGTAGTACCAGCCAAAAATGGACTCCGCCCAAAGCTTGAACGTATCCAAAAGTTCAAGGGGCTCACCGTTCGTAAGCGTGAGCTCCCCTTCGCAGTAACGTACAAACCCTTCTACTGCTTCGTCGTCGTAGTAGACGCGAGGGCTGGCAATGAGTGCTTCGATTCGATCCATCTCCATGAGAATCTCCCGGCAAACCGGAATATGCCCACTCAGGACGTTCTCTCGAAACTCGCCATAGTAAATCGGAGTTGCCCGATTAGATAACGTCATCGCCAACCCTCCTTTCGTCTATCCGCCACCCTTCTTCTTGGGCTTGAGACGAATACCTGTCTCAGTAAGGATGTCAGCAACATCCTTCGCCTTGCCACCCTTCTTTCCAACATGAATACCGGCCTGTTCGAGTGCCTTCTCGACGGCGATGTCGATCGCCTTATCTGTGACACGAGTGAACTGCCTCTTGCCCTGTGTTGCAAGGAACCTCTGGATGAAGGGCTTAGAACGTTGAGCCTCCTGAGAAGATCGAGCTCGATTGAACTCTTGCTCCCGCTGAATTCTTGTGGAGAAATCCTGGAGATCCTTGTTCGAAAGGGCCGAGACTCCGCCAGAGTGTAGTTTCTTGGCGATTCGATCAACATGGATCTGGTCTGCGGAAGAGGTTCGAGCCACGAGACCCGTCTTGGGGTCTACTCGGCGACGAACACCCCACTTCATTCCTTTGACACCTGATTGTTCAGCGTCTTCCTCAGTCGGCTCGACGATTGCCTTGACTCCGTGATGCTCGAGGAATTTGTCAATTGCCTCAGACATAGCAGCAAAGTCGCCTTCGCCTGTCGGGCCGAGAGCAAACTCGATCCGCTCGTCGTTCCACCAGACGGCTAGACGATCGAATCGAATTCGATGAACTCCATCCATCAGCAGACGAAGAACCATCTCCTCAGCGAAATCGGGACGACCCAACGTGACATGCGGCGTGAACGAAGGGAATTGAGACGTGTTGTCCAAATATCCCTTCACAGCAGGATTCATCATGAAGAGATTTCGCACTTGACTCAGGTTGTCGTTTGACAACATCGCCACAAGAGCTGGTGGGTTCTCTTCGCCAAGCCTAGAAACCTTGTACGTGGTTTCCGAGAATCGAAACAGCATGGCGCACGCCATCTTTACCGACTCAACCAGAATATCCTTGGCATCGTCGGGCAACGTGTTCGTTTCTCCGAAGAACAGAAGAGTTGCATGCTTGTCTTCGTCTCCAACGAGATGAATGCTCTCCAACGGGGCAGGGATCGCCATGATCGCTGCGACTGTTTTCGTCCCGGACACTGCATGTTCGAGAAAGTCTCCAGCATCAAGCGAATGCGCCATGCTCTTGAGGGAATCCGGAGGGTCCTTTTCGATCGTTCCGTACAAACGAATCAATGCCCGAGCGGCTTTTGTCTTCAGTTCCGTCGAAGCCTTCACACCTCCTCGAGCTCCTGCAAGAGCGGCTGCCGCAGCGGCAATCGCATTCTTGTTGAGAGTTCCATCAGGCTCACGAACAGGGAGGCTTCCCCGTTGTTTTGCAGTGCCTGCTTCAGAACCTCGGTCTATCAGGCAAGCACGAAGCCATTGCGCATCGTCGTAGTCACTTTCCTTGAAATTCGACCAAGGTTTGGTTGACACTGTGGGCATGAGTTACCTCCTTTCTTAGATGACGTACCGAACAATTACAACACCAGAACCACCGTTACCACCAGCAGAACTGCCTGCGCCTCCGCCTCCGCCACCTCCGGTATTCGCCATACCGGCAGTTGCATTGAGGTTGTTATCGCCGTCTCCTCCGCCTCCCATACCGCCTAGTCTAGCGGCGCCAGCTCCGTTATTGTCTCCCCCTGCGCCTCCAGCACCAAACCAGCCACTTTCTCCGACGGAAGTTCCAACAAATGCTGAATGATCGACTCCATCACCCCCAGTCCCGAGATCGGTAGTTCCGGTAGCAGCATTAGCACCGGCTTCGCCCATACCTCCGCCTCCGCCACCTCGACGACCGGGACTAGTAGTTGTACCAGCACCGGAACCACCGTTAAAACCAACAGATCCGGTTCCTCCCGCAGGAAACACGCTACTGCTTGTACTACCAGATCCTCCGCCACCACAAGCGCCATTGTGACCGACACGACCACTTCCTGAACCGCCGCCTCCACCGCCAACTGCAGTATAGGTAGTGGTAGAACCAACGAAAGATGAAGAACTTCCGTCTCCACCATCAGAGCCTACTGCTGCTCCAGTACCGCCTCCACCTACAGTCACAGTACAGGTTCCACCAGAAGTTACGTCAACAGAGAGTTGTTTCTTAACTTCTCCACCACCACCACCGCCTCCAGCGTTGCTGCCCGAGAAAGTTGTACCTCCGCCTCCACCCCCGCCGACGACTAGAATATCGACAGAAGTGACGCCAACAGGAACATTGAATGTTCCACTCTCAGTGAAGACATCTTGGTGTTGGGTTGCTCCTCCACTGAGAACCTCAGAAGCAGCAATAACGCCAGCACTCATGTTGTAGACAGTTGGTCGACGAAGAAAACGGCGATGCTTAGGATGAACCCGACGTCTAGCCGGCCTTGTCGTCGTTATCATGCCGCCAGTCTTCCGTACAGAACCCACTCGTCGGTGGCGATCTTCATCAGACCGTAAACACCGTACTGAGCAGCGATCTTGAGACCTGGCACGTTGCGAATCGTCACACCAGAGCCTTGTGCAAAGGTGACCTGACCCGCACCGAGCTGAGCACCCTCGATCTGAGTGCCTACAGGGAACGCAACCGAAGAGTTCGGCGGAACAGTAACGGTGACTGCGCTTGCGTTGTTGAACGACACCCACTTGTTCTGATCTGTCAGAACAAAGATGTAGGTTGTACCTGTTTGCGCATTGATCGTCACAGCCTTAGTCTGCAACTTGAGCGGAGTAACTGCTCTTGCGTTATCGGTACCTGTATCTGTTTCGCTTTGCGTAGCTAACTCAATGATGCCTTGCGCCGACTCGGAAGTGGCAGACAACAGCGCCATCAATGCTGCTTGGTTTGCCAGCTCCAAGAATGCGCGCCCATACGAGGTTGTAGAGAGCGCCGCAAGAGCAGTCAAATCAGAATCTAAAGGCTGCGCGAAAGCAGCTAAACGAGTCTGGAGTTTGAGCGGAGTGACAATTCTTGCATCGTCGGTGCCTGTATCAGTTTCTGCTTGAGTTGCGAGCTCGGCAATACCTTGAACGGTCTCTGAAGCCGAGGCAACGCCGCTAGGATCGATCCATTCGGTATCGTAGTCAGTTCCGCTGTTCTTGGCTAGAATCTGACCAATCGTGCCTCCGATCGGAACT